CCAGATAGGAATTCTAGAGGAGAGCTTAAATGGCCTATTACTCAGATTAAAAACTATTTAATCCAGGCCGGAGGCGCCGACCTCGTAAAACTTAGTAGATTACGAGCCGCACAACTATTGGCTGAGAGTGGGTTAGAGGCTAAACTAATCTCAACTGTACATGATTCTATTGTTGCTTCCTGTCCTTCTAAGAATACTTATGAAGTAGGTAAGATTCTATTAAGATCAGTGGAGGAACTACCACAAATGTGTAAGAAGGTATGGAACTATGATCTAGCTGTACCTATGACAGCAGAAGTTCAGTTCGGATCAAATAAATTTGAGATGCAAGATTTAAAGATTACTTGACAACCAACTGAAAAACTGGTACAATATTAACATAGATTAATTTCTAAGAAGGAAACATAAATGGCACAAACAATCGTAATCACTAACGTAGACGTATCCACTCCTGCTGGTAAGAAGTACCAAGTGGCAGAGACGATCTTCAAGATGAATGGTGAAACCAAGACAAAGAAGATTATGTCTTTTGCAAATCCCGCAGTATTCAATACACTTAAGGATGCTAAGTCTGGTGAAGAGTATAGCATCACACAAGAGAAGGATGGAAATGGTTACTGGCAGTGGACAAGTATTTCAAAGGGAGGCTCAGTGGGTGAGACAACAACAGCGGCACAGGCTGCACCAGCACGTAAGGAATCTAGCTACACTGGACGAGACTTTGAATCGAAGGAAGAGCGTGCAGAACGGCAGCGACTCATTGTTCGTCAGTCTTGCCTTGCTCAAGCTGTTGCTACTCTATCTGCTGGTGTTAAGTCTCCCCCTACAGTAGCTGATGTTCTCTCCACTGCAGATCAATATGTAGCTTGGGTTACAGATGCTCCTGATCTATTTGATACTCCTAACGACCTAGAGGTGTAATGTTACTTATAGATGCGGATTCTGCCTGCTACGCAGCAGCATTTACTTCTGAGGGAAACACAGAAGAGCAGGCTAGGTATAATCTAAATAGAATGATGGAGGATCTACTACTAGATCTAAATACAAATGAGTATATCATGTATTTAACTGGTAGTAATAACTTCAGATACAAGATCTTCCCTGAGTATAAGGCTAATCGTAGGGAGCAACCAAAGCCCCAACACCTTGCTATGTTAAAACAGCACTTAATTGATTCTTGGGGTGCTATTCTTAGTGAGGGGTGTGAAGCAGACGATCTAGTAGCAATGGAACATACTAAGAGAGAGAATGAATCTCTTATCATTACGATTGACAAAGACCTAGATCAGCTCTGGGGTTGGCACTACAATCCACGAAAGAAGGAAAGGTATTTAGTCTCTCCTAATCAAGCTAATAGATTCTTCTACTATCAACTTCTAGTTGGGGACACAGCAGATGGTATTAAGGGTTGTAAAGGTATTGGTCCTAAGAAAGCAGATAAGCATCTAGCTAACTGTGAAACTGAAGAAGAGATGTTTGATGTATGTAGGGAGCTATATGGATGCGATCAGGAACTACAGATGAATGCAGCTTGTCTTTGGCTATGGCGAGAACAAGGTGGTACTTGGAAGTGGCCTGAATGGGCAGAACCAATGGAGGAAATTAGTGGCGATTAAACCAGCTAGTAGCAAAGCCAAAGGAAGACGCACCCAGCAGGCTATTCGAGATGCTATCCTAGATGCTTTCCCACAGCTAGAACCTGATGATGTGAAAAGTACCTCTATGGGTGCACCGGGTGAAGACGTACAACTAAGCCCAGCAGCTAGAAAGTTATTTCCATATCAGGTAGAAAGCAAGGCTAAAGCAAAGAGTCAACTACACACATACTACGATCAAGCTAAATCACATGGCAAGCATATCCCTTTAGTGGTTGTAAAGATGGATCGTAAAGAAACACTTGCTTGTGTAGAATTATCACATTTCATGGAGCTAGTTAAACGTGCGACTTAAAGTTAAGGCAATGGATGAAGAGGGTGGTATTCTATTTGAAGGATATCTAAATAAACGAGAAGCATCTTTCCTTCTTTACTATAGTATTAATGATCTGGTTGAGGCAGGAGTTCAGTTTAATCTAGAGGAACCATATCCAGCAGAACTAGATCAGGAAGATGCAGAACAACAACCTCTTCGTTTTAAGTTTCCAAACATTGGAGATTTGAATTGAAGATCTTTTTAATAGGTGATACCCAGGTAAAACCTGGTATTGATTTAGGTTATTTAGATAGAGTAGGTAAGTACCTTGTAGAAAAAGAACCAGATATTGTTGTCCACTTGGGGGATCATTGGGACCTACCTTCTCTATCGTCCTACGATGTAGGAAAGAAATCCTTTGAGGGGAGACGGTATGTGGAAGACATCAAAGCGGGAAACGAGGGAATGCAAAGACTCCTCCAACCCTTGCGAGAGAAGCAAAGCGGACAGCGTAAGAATGGTAAAAAACTTTATCGCCCAAGAATGGTGTTTCTTTTTGGTAACCATGAACAGCGTATCCTTCGAGCAGTGGATAATGATCCTAAGCTTGATGGTGTTCTTGGCTACCATGATTTAGATTTAACAGATTGGGAAGTACATGATTTTCTGGAAGTGGTGGTTATTAATAACATTGCTTTTAGTCACTACTTCACGACCGGTTGCATGGGTAGGCCGGCTACCTCTGCTAGGGCCATTCTATCAAAGAAGCATATGTCGTGTTGTGCTGGCCACCAACAGGGCCTGGATATCGCTCTGGACCACAAAGCGGATGGTACACGTATCACAAGCATTATTTGTGGATCTTCTTACGAACATACAGAGTCATACCTAGGTCACCAAGGTAACAAACACTTTAGAGGAGTTGTGATGTTACATGAGGTACAAGAAGACGGGAGCTTTGATGTAATGCCAGTATCAATGAACTATTTACGAAATAAGTATGGAACAACTTGAACTATTCCCTAACCATCATGAGCAAATGGCACAAATGATTACAGAGTCTGCTAATGATCGACAGGTGGCTGGAAATCATTACAAGCAATTTAATATTGAAGTATGGGATGCTATCCTAGACTGGCAGTTAGGATATCTAGAAGGCAATGTGGTAAAGTATGTAGCTAGGTACAAGCATAAGAATGGTCTACAAGATCTAGAAAAGGCTGCTCACTATCTACAGAAACTAATTGAGACTGTGAAGAATGGAAAAGAATGAACTATTGGAACGACTAAGAAACTTAGATGAAGAGCTACTACTAGATCTGCTAGGCATTACTTCAGATGATTTAGTGGATGCTTTTATTGATGTAATTCTTGAACAAGAGGATAAATTTCATAGGTATTTTGACGAATGAGTAAGACAGTAAGAAAGCGAGAGCCAAAAGAACTATCTCTATCTAAGAATCATGGTAGCAGTATTCGCTACCTAAAGCGCAAGGTAGAGGAGGAAGAGATTCAAGAAGAACTAGAACGAGCTATCCGTGAATTTGAAGATGATAACCAACGCCCAGAATTTTATGACTTCAACCGTTAATCTAGTAAGTATCACTCCGAACGCAGAGCAGACTCTGGTATACTGCGCAAGAGTAAGTAACCCAGCAAATCAGAACAATCCTGCTAAGTCTCTACTAAAGTATTGTAGAGAGCATGGTCATTGGTCTGTATTTGAGATGGCTAACGCAGTAATTGAAATTAACACTACTCGTGATATTGCTCGACAAATCCTTCGTCATAGGTCATTCTCATTCCAAGAGTTTAGCCAACGATACGCAGATCCTTCCGTCCTTGGAACTGAGTTTGTACAAGCTGAAGCACGACTACAAGACCATAAAAATCGACAGAATTCTATTGAAGTAGAAGATAACTCTCTTCAGAATTGGTTTGATTACCAAACATGGAATGTACAACAGACTGCCTGGAATACTTATAAGGAAGCAATTGATCGTGGCATTGCTAAAGAAGTTGCTCGTAAGGTTTTACCGGAAGGTCTTACGCAGTCTAGAATGTATGTAAACGGGACGATCCGATCCTGGCTGCATTACTGCCAAGTACGAATGGACCCGTCTACACAGAAGGAACATCGAGAAGTAGCACAGGCTATTTACAACCTACTAAAAGAAGAACTACCTAACGTATTTACTGAATGAACACATTTAACGAATATCAAGAAACAACAGCAAAATATCGACTGAATACCTATACTCCTGAAGCCTGTGTTATGGGCTTTTTATCTGAAGCAGGAGAGGTAGCGGGGGTATTTCAGAAGATGATTCGAGGTGATTATCCTCCTGATGTAGCAATGACTAAACTATATAAAGAGCTAGGGGATTGCTTATATCACCTATCTGAAATTTGTACAGATAATGGCTGGTCCTTAGCTGAAGTGGCTACTGAGAATATTTCTAAATTAGAATCTCGACAGATTCGAGGTAAGATTATGGGAACAGGGGATGACCGTTGACTAAACCAGGAATTACTTCTCCACTCAGAAATAAACTAGAGCAATTTATTAATTATTTACTAGGTATTGCTCGGAAAGATACAGATATTTCACTGGAGGACTACAATAAATTAGTTAATACTGCAAATAAAGCCAAACAAGGTAGGAGTTAAATTGACAGAAAAATTGGATTTTATTAAAGGAATACATTACTTATGAATAATCTAAGTCAATATGTATATAAGAGTCGCTATGCTCGATGGCTAGACGATAAGGGACGACGAGAGAATTGGGAGGAAACAGTAACTCGCTATTGTGATTTCTGGAAGAACAAGTATGGTGATTTATTCCCATATGAACGTATCTATACAGCAATCCACAGTATGGATGTAATGCCCTCCATGAGGGCCTTTATGACTGCTGGACCGGCTCTAGAACGAGATAACATTGCAGGATATAATTGCTCCTATGTTCC